GCCAGCCGAAGAATGTTGAGCAAATAAGACTGCCTCTACTTTTTTCTTTTTCTTTTTTTGGGACAACGATTCTACGGCCTCATCAAGTAACTCATTGATATCGGATACTCCATCTACCCATTCTCTGCCTCTTTGAAGCCCTTTTTCTTTACATTGATTTCGGAAGCGGAAATCTTCTATCATTTTGATCATCGCGTTTGCCAGGTCTTCTGCTTTGCATTGTTTTGACTCAATCCATGTTTCTCCGGTTTCTCCGAAAATTGGAAGCATGGCGTATTCTTCACATGGAACAAGCTCACCAGCATTCTTGATTAATTCTGTTTGTGATGTCGTATCGGTAGCAATGATGGGAGTTCCGCAAAGCATCGCTTCTATAAGAGTCCATGAAAGTCCTTCTTGGTATGAACAATTCACTAAAACGTCTATCGAATTAAATAAATCAACCATGCTTTTAGGAGAGTAAAAGAAACCTTGTTGTTTAGTGATAACATCTCCGGTGTGTAGTTTGGTATCCTTGAGGGCTTGTAATATATTGAAGACGCCGCTTCCTATGCCCATATGTAGATATAAGGAGGTTTCTGGATATTCATTTTTGATAAGCTCAAAAGCCTTTATGACCTTCTGCGGATCTTTTCTTATCTGATTATTCCCGATAAATCCAAAAATAAATCGCTTTTCACCGATCTGATCAAAGTAAAGTTTTTTGACTCTGGCTTTTTCATCGTCATCATATGGTATAAATATTTCATTGTTATCAAGCGGTGGTCTGTAATATCTAATATTGGAAACATGCTCTTTTAATAATTGTTCGCCATATTTGGAGTATACACATGGATAATCAAGCATGTTTATCCATTTTACCCAATCATTTCGAATCATATGTAAATCATAAGGAAATATTGCTATCCATCTGAAATCTTTTTTATCTCTTATTGCCGCTATTTGAGCAAATTGTTGAGCATACTGCCAAATATCTATTCCAACAAATACAATTACATCTATATCAGAATTTGCGATAATGTTAGTTAATTTTTTTCGTCCCCATAAATCATCCCCATCTCTTGCTTGGATTAAACTAAACGGCATAGGCAGGAATATATCTTTACCATAGGAATAATCGAATTCCCTGCAAAAACAAGCAATGCTGTATTTTTCATCATCTACCTGACTAAGGATGGCTCTCATCATATGAGAGTTTCCGCTATATCCAAGAGGATGCTCCCCGACAAAAAGGACTCTGCTCATCATTGTCCTCGATCTCCTTGATTGATTCTATTGTCTGGTATCTTCTGCTATTTGACAAGAATCGATATTGTCGAACTTTCTCTTTTCGACAACCTGTATCTTTAAAAATTCGCCGCTCACATACTCATATCGGTCCAATGGTTTTGCACCATAATTACTTGGCAAATACAGAATGCTGGCCTCAAGTCCCATTTGCCCTAACTGCTCATCCTGTGTCAAGTCTGTCCCGAAAAGTTTTTCAGTCAACAAGCCATAGGCATCGCTTTTAACCGTATCCCATTGCTGTCTATGTCTGTAACTACTATCCCAACCTTCGCCGGAAAACCTTAAAAGTTCGCCCGAGACATTGCATTTATATAAAACGGCTTCTTTTGAGATGACCTCATTTTCAAACACCTGTGATGTCATATTCATAATGAGATAATTTTTTTCAAGAACATCGATCTCAATCACATCGCCTGCAACAATATCAGCGTCATAGCCAATAGAAGCCTCAAGAAAATATTCCCGGATAAATGGCTTGGTGACTTGTGCATTTAAGTCATAATCAAGATATTGACCAATCACATTACCGCCAGCCCTGATTACGGTAAACGAACTGCCCACTTCACCAAATGTACTTTTTAAGTCATCGCCGATAGTCATTTTTTTAAATTATCAGGAGTTCTCACTAGGCGTGAAAATTACCTCATTGTCATCACCGTAAGTGGTGTCACGCCCCGTTTCTTGTTCATACTGGAAACCTGCATCAATCTTTGTGCCGAACATTTTAAAACTTGAAACATCTGCAAACTGATCCGGCCTTTCTTCTTGCGCCTTGATAAACTGGTCATCCATGTACGCAATAAGAGCTTTATAATGCTCGAACCTGTGTTGCAAATTAATCTGTTTATATTTAAACTTATGGGCACTTTCACTGAGAAGATAAAAGAATATGGCCCTCTTGGCACGTTCCTTAATCCAATAGATTTTGTAGTCAACCGTCACAGGAAATGCCCAACCTGTTTCCCTTGAAGCATCACTACATGCATTCACATAGTCTTCTGAATCTAAATAACTATCAAGTCCCTTCACTTCTTCCTGGAGAAGGGTTTGCATTTCTGATTGAGTTGTCATTTTTCAATATCCTTGTGGGCATGGGCAATATGTGAACCAAGATTTTTAAAAGGCCCTCTTTCACAATGAGGACACATTTCGCCGCCAACTCTTCCTTCAAGGTCATCAAAGAAACCCTCTTCTTTATTTTCGTCAAAAAGTTTGACCTTCGCATAAAATTCCTCTTTTTCTTCCTCGAAGGCCAGTCTCTCTTTTTCAAAGGCTTCTCTCTCCTTTGCCAAATCTGCGGCCCCTGAAACAGATGACGGTGGAGTTATCGATTTACCAATAACTTCCACCGTCCCGGTTCCTTTTTCTATCTCACGAAGAATAGCAGGGGGGAAAGGGGCATTAAGTATATACCCCTTCCTGAATACTCCATCCAGCCGTGATTTAACAGTTTTTAAAATCCTTACTCTTTCGACATCCATGGTCGATTCCTCCTTTTTTATAGGATATTAGGTTCTAATTCCACCACGACAACAGGATTGCTGATCTCAGTGGTTGGTGTCGCCGTCCTGGTTAGATCGAAAACTCTCGATATAATATCGCCAGGAGCAAAAGTGTTTGCGGATGAATTAATGACCGCCTGCCTAATCCCGGTTTCTCCCGTTATAATTGTGGTTTTCTGAGTGCTTGCTTCTCCACTTACATGAGAAATAAATGGTTGCGTGGTAAGGCATGTCGTTCCATTAATTCGAACATCTACCGCAATGCTTAGAGGATTGGTATCATCTTTCCCTGAAGCAGCAACAGACATCCAAACATTAGAAACACGCCCCCCAGCATTTACCGCTCCCATGACTCCATTATCTGAGTCAGTCGTTATTTCTCCAGAGAATGAAGATTGCATTGGCGGCATCACATTGGCATCCATCCGTTTCAACTCATGCACGGAAGCGAAGGGACCTATTTGTCTTTTCATAAGATCACCTCCTTTAGGTTACCGTCAGTTGATAAACGGCATCCTCGTGATAGAGTACGGGCAATCCTTTATCCTCGACTCTCAGGAACATCCCGTCAGGGTCATTGACGTTCCAGCGGTCAATCTGCTGGCCCCATTTCCTTGAAAGCTCATGTGGTGCTCTCATAAATTCGGCAATCTTCTCCCCGTCAACAGAGCTTGCCCACATGACGAACTTATCGGTCGGGATGAATTTCTTGGTCATGTAAACATAATCTTCCATGGCTTTGTAGGCCGATGCAAGAGTCCCGGTGCAGGTTATTGTTCCCGCGTCATTGTCAATGGACGCTATGGTCAGATTCTCTGATGTTTTAGCAGATGTATCCAGAACTGTCAAGGTACCTCCAACTTCAAAATCTGTTGTGCTGTCCACATAGATCGTTGGACTTGCCCCAGCGGGTTCAGCAGTAGTCAACCATGCCCTGATCTGGTATGCCTCATCATAAAGATGCATTTTGCCTATTCCAAGCAAAGAACCGAGCACGCCCAATGGATTCTGGAATAGATCACCATTACCATAAGCCGATTTCGAAAGCAAGGTCTGGATAACAGGATCGAAGATCATCAGTTTCAGAACTTCTGTCGTGAAAATGGCGGAATCTATGATCCCGGCATTGTTGTTCTGGATAACCAGTTTACCGTCAAAGATGTCCTCCGGGATATTCCTGGAAGTTCCTGCATCCCATTTATCGTCTGTAGCGAGGGTTACTTTGTTGGCATCGGGGATACCGTAATCAAGAGTGATATAGGCCCCATTCTTGTCATAATAAGTAAACCCATCGTTACAGAACATCTGGGCATACATCCATTCTTTTCTCCGATAGGCCCTGTTGCTGAGATTCCTGGCCTGGTTCCCGAGTGTTCGGGCAGACTGTTGATACTTTCTATCCGTTCCAGGCTGTCTGATGTTATTCAGAAAAGACGATCCGAAGAAAGTCCTCTCCTTCCAAAAAGCGGCCATTGCCTCGTTTTTCCCTACGCCGGGCACAGCGGCCTGCGGGGCCTCTGCATCTTCAGACGCAAAAGGGGTCAAACCCCTGCTTCCAATCTGAGATTCCCATTCGATATTATCGGACTCATACTCCACATCCCCAAACATCTTGCTGAGAATAAGGTTGGGAGGCGTCATGAATTTTGTGACGAGCTTGTTCAGCACCGTCAAGCGTAAGGCCGGAATACTATTTACTGATATCGTTGTCATATTTATT